ATTTATGACCGAAAGCTGTAACAATTTGTCCAGGTAACGCTGAAACGTGAGTTCTAAGTAATTTTACTTTTACGGTGTGTCCCATAATACCTCCCCGTTAAATTGGAGGGGGCCGAAGCCCCCTCCATTAGTTTCATTTGACGTATCGCGAGTTAATCGCTGATGGAAGTCAAACGCGCCAGGCCTTTACGGTTGAACAGCGCAAAGTTGGCGTACTGTTTGATTCTCCAGATTTCCTGATCTTTGGCTTCCATGTACCCAACCGGGTGCACAACCAGACCTGCAGGGACAGAGGCGGGATGGATTGCTCCGGCTCCGACCTTTTGAGATCCGTCATCCCAACAGCCGGCCCAGACGGAAGTCAGGGCACCGGTGGTGAGTGACGCGCCGTTAAGAGTTTCGGCGACCGACAGATATTCGTTCTTAAAAATCGGAATATCTTCGTAACCGATTGTGGTTCTTCCGTCGGGAAGGGTAACTACCCAGTCCGCCGGAGTTCCACCGAGTGCTCTCAACAGAACTTTATAAGCGCGCATGGTTCGTGCGGGCATTTGAATCCAATCAACCTGGCCATCTTTGATGGTTACCAGGTCAAGCAGCTCATCCAGCAACGCGAATGAAAGGGTCTGCGTAGTTGCGGCCGTGGTGTATTGCGCGGTGGAGCATAAAGAATGTAATGAATTCATTTGCGGTGAGCTCCCGGTTCCCATCGCCATGCCGGTCTGAAATAAACGACCGATTGATTTGGCTTTGAGTGAGATTTCAAGAGCGACCTGATCCACACCGGCCGACACTGACTGGGCTTGTACCAGACCGTCCATTTCGGCATCACCGATGAGGCGGGTGGCCGTAAATGTTTTTTGTGTGAAGGTGGAAGCTGCTTTCGCAGTTGCGGTGATTGTCGCATCAACCGACTGTAGTTCAGTCCCGCCAAGAGTCAACTCACGGTTGACAATGAGCCCTTGACCTTCGTAGCCGATGAACGGCATTGAAGAATAAATGGGATTAAGTGTGATGATGTCTTCCGCTACACCTCTTACAATTTCATCATTTATAAGTAGGGCAGCCATTACAAGAGTCTGTGTCGCCATAAAGTGTACCTCGCTAGTTCAGTAGTCGTTTCAGGTTCAAGTTTCGGTTCCAGTTCCAATCCAATTTAACATCTATGCAAGAGTACGACGACACCAATATTAATGTCTTTGACCAGCTTCGTGTTTTTTTAATCCCGCCGCAATCTTTTCAACAGATGACATCTTTTCAAAATTTTTGCCTTTTCCGTCCAGGTTCCCATCAGCTCCAGGGCCCCCACCACCACCAGCTCTCATGATTTCGGTTTTTCGAGGATGCTTATCGATTATTAACCCGATTGCTTCATTAAAATCAGCAGGTTCACCGTGTTCAATTTTTGACATAATCGGTTTGCCTTTTGTATCCCTGGCTTCAAGACTTACGGCACTATCTTCAATTTTGATGGAAAAATGTTTTCCAAAAATTTGGGCAGCATCGTCAGCCGGGTAAATTGTTTTCGGCTTCTCGCCAGAAAAATAATCGCTGTTTGCAAAATGGTTATCGATTACCAGTGTTCGAATAAGATCCGATTGATTAGAAATTTTTGTCGTGAGTTCTTCGCGTTCTTTGGTCTGAGAAGTTTTTAAGGCTTCCTCACGTTCTTCGGCCAAAATTTTCATGTCGTTTCTAACTTCGGTCTTAATTGCTTCGACACCTTTTTCATCCAGAATTTTTTTATCCGAGAGATTTTTAACTTTTGCCAGAGCATCTTTCGCTTTATCAGGATCAATGTCTTTAAACGCTTCTAGCTTAGTCGTTAATTTTTCGGATTTGTCATAGTGCCTTTGCTTTTCTTCTTCAGAGGCTTTTATTTTTTTCGTTAACCCCTCTAAAGTCGCTCCGGCGTCAAATTCTTTCTGCGTACCATCGGAATACTCAAAAATAGGGAGTATCATCCCGTCTTCTGTTTTTTTGAGCTTGGCATGTCCGTCTTCATCGAGAACTAGTTTCATGAGGCACAACCTCCTACACCGGCACAACCGGCTGCTAAAGTTAATGTTTGAAAAACTCGAAAGGGGCACAACCCCTTTATCCTGTTTTTCCCCTTAAAAACGTAATAATTTCAAAGACTTATACTTGTAAAATTAGCCTTTGTAACTAATTGATATCATAGAAAATAATGATATTGACTTTTTATCTCATTAATAGTAAAAAAAGTCAACAGCAAATATTAATTCGAGGATTATATGACATACCCGACTCCGAAACTTAAAAAATTAAAAATCGCACAGCGCAAGAAATCACTTATCGCGCTCATAAGACAAAACCCGGATTACAGCCAGCAAGAACTTGCCGATGAATTGAGCGTGAACCGCAGTACAGTATGCCGTGATTTAAAAGAAATAAACGAAGAACTTAATATGCAAACTGTCGAAGATTTTATGATTCAACGGCAACGAATTTTGAGCGAACTGGAAGCGAACAAAGATTTATGTATGCATAAATTAACGCAATTAAAAAATTCTCCGCACCAGGGAGCGCGCTGGATGGAAGAATGGAGTAAATTACAGGAAAAGATAATTCGGATATACGGGATTTATTCACCTGAAAAAATGATGGTTAAACATTCTATGGAGTTTTCTAAAGAACAACACGACGCAGCGGTGGATGCAGCGCTAGGAGTTCTTGAGGAGAACCCGTCGGTAATCGACATTACGCCAAAGCAAATAACAGGTGACAGCGATGATGATAGAGTCAGCAACAGAGACTACGATAAATCCGTCTTTAAGATTGCGTGAAAAAGCAGAACAATTAAGTACCGAAGAACTTGCTTTTAAATTTTTTCCTTCCTATATCGCCATGCAGTACCCGTCATATCGTTTTGCCGCCCATAACCAGGCAATCGCCTCCGCATTAACACAGGTTGAAGCCGGCCAAATAAATCGCCTGATGATTTTCATGCCGCCCAGACACGGTAAAACAATGCAGGTGTCAGAATTCTTCCCAGCCTGGTATCTCGGACGAAATCCGACCGCACAGATTATCGCCTCAACATATTCTTACGACCGTGCGGCTGATACAGGTGGAAAAGTTCGACAGCACATGATGGACCCGTTTCATACCAGAGTGTTTAAGAGTTGCGCAGTTTCACAGGATACCAAATCAAAAAATAAACTTTTAACAAATAAAGGCGGAGCTTTATTTTCAGTTGGTACCGGCGGAACGATTACCGGTCGTGGCGCGCATTTGTTTTTAATTGACGATCCTGTAAAAAGTCGTGAAGACGCTGAAAGTGATATATCGCGCAGGAAAATGACGGAATGGTTTCAGGGTGTCGCTTACACACGGCTTATGCCAAAAAATGCAGTTATTCTTATTATGACTCGCTGGCACTTTAATGACTTGGCGGGTTTTTTATTGGAAGAACTGGCGCATGAAAACTGGGCGGTTTTAAAATTACCCGCCGTGTGCGAAGAAGAAACCGACATTATTGGAAGAAAATCAGGGGACGCACTATGGCCGACGGACTACCCGATAGAAAGACTTAACCAGATTAAAGTTACCATTGGAACCCGCGAATGGAATTCCCAGTACCAGCAGACACCACTTCCGGCTGAAGGCGGTATGATAAATATAGACTGGTTTAATAAATATGATTACGGTGACTATGTTAAATGGCACATGGCTATTAAAGAAGGATACAAAGTTCCAATTCCATTTGGAATTAAGAAAATAGTAATTTCGTGGGACACGGCGTTTAAAGAAACTCAGTTAAACGATCCTTCAGCGGCGACCGTGTGGGGCGAAAGCGACTCAAAATGTTATCTTTTAAACGTAATAAATAAAAGAATGAATTACCCGCGTCTTAAAAGAAACGTAATTGAAACTTATGAATTTTATTCAAAATTTGAGGTCGGGCAGGTACCGGTTTTAATTGAGGACAAAGCCTCCGGGCAAAGTCTTCTGCAGGATTTAGAAGCCCATACTCGTATTCCAGTTATTGCCATTAAGGCGGACCCCAGTAAACAAGTGCGTATGTCTTCCGCATCACCGTTGATTGAAGCTGGTAAGATATATATCCCCGAACAAGCGCCGTGGCTTGTCGAGTACGAAACGCAAATGGCACGGTTCCCGCTGTGGAAATATGATGACCTTG